TAAGACGCTCGGTAGAACCCGGCGGCAGCTACCTGGGCTGTTATGTCGCTTCCGTCTGGCACGACAACAAAATCATGCTGCGTAAGCGGCACGATGTTCGCGTCAGTGCCGCCGGTGGTATCGCTGTCGTAGGAGACAACGAAATCGTTAAAGCCGTCACCGGCCGCCACGGCCGTCCAGGTCTGGTCGGGAATGTCGAGGTCCACGCGGTCGTTCGCGTCGTCCGGCGCGAACGCGACGATGTCGGCGTCGGTCAGCGTCTTGCGGCCGTAGCCGCTGTTCGTGACCTCGTTGGTCGTGCCCGCGACGAGCGCCGACACCGTGTCAACGTCCCTGAGCGTCGCATCCGCCTCGATGCCGGCGGTGGCGAGCACCAGGATGATGAGCGCCGAGTTCGCCGGATCGTTGAGGTCGACGCGGTTGTAGAGTTCGGCGACGCGGCCCTTTGAAATATTGAAAACGAAATCCGCCATCAGACTCTCCTTTGTGTGCGCGCGCTGAACTTCTCATGCTGCTTGGCGCCGAGCACGCATTCGTAGTGGTTCAACCGGCAATAGCCCGCCGGATTGCCCTCGTCTGGCGAGTGCTTGCCGGGATGAGCCGTCGCGACGTGCTGCATGCCGCCGGTGACCTTCGGCGCGACGAACGCCGCTGCGTCCGGCAACTTCACGCCGCAGTGGCAGCAGTAGTGCCCCGGCCCGCGCTTGATCGCGTAGACCAGGTCCTCCGGCTTGCCGTGGACGGTCAACTTGCCCTGGCCGAGCGTCATCCAGCCGCCGGCCACCGCGGCTTCGACCAGACCGGTCGAGAAATTCTGCTCGGCGTGCGTGCCGGTGTGTCTCACCTCGATATGATCGACCGGCGGCGGGTTGAGCAGATCACCCTCTGGGCGCAACGGGTCCGTCAACTTCCCGTCCGCGCTTCGGACGTTGCGCTCCGGCTTCCAGCCCGGGGGCTTTTTGTAGATGCGTTTCAGCAGCATGTGGGTCTCCTTTACAGTCAGCGTTAGTCGTCGTGATCGGTGCGTCCAAGCAACTGCGCGGTGAAGCCGGCGCGCGTGAGCGCTTCCACGAGCGTCGCGGAGGGCGGAGTCTTCATGAGCTCGGCGAGCCGCTCGCGGAAGGTGACGAGATCTCCGCTACTTTCCGCGAACGCGACCAGCTCCTCGATCTTCGGGCCGATGACCCTCTCCCAGTCCGCGCCGAGCTCGCGCGCGGCGGCTTCCAGCAGCTCCTGGTCGGCGGTTGCCGCGGCCGCCGCCTCGGGCCTCTCCGCGAACTCGGCGGCGCGATTCAACGCCACCTCCCGCCCGCCTTGTGGCGCGGCTTTCTTGCGCCACGTACCCCCGTAGGTCTCGTTGATGTACTCGAGCGATGCGGGCTCGTAGCCCATGTTGTGCAAGCGCTCGTCCACCTGCGAGCGCTTGTCGAGATCCTCGCCCTCGTCGACCTGGCGCCACACGCGCGGGGTCTTCGCGCCGGGGAAGTTCCACTCGGTCAGCCAGCGCGCCGGGCCGCGATTGAAGGATTCGCACACGAGATCGGCATCGGCCTTCACCAGGTCCTGGCGCACTTCATGGGCGTTGTCCTCCCCGCCGAGTCGTCCGGGCGTGGCGTCGCTCGAGCCCGTGTGCCCGAGCACCACTTTCGAGATCGCCGCGTCCATGCGATCGCAGAGCTCCGTGTAGTCGGCCGTGCCCGAGCGCGCGGCCTCGATCAGCTCGATCGCCATGCCCTCGGGCATGATCACTCCGGCGTCGGTCGTGATCGCGCCGAGAGCGGCGAGGAGCTTCGCCTTCTCGGCGGCCGTCGCGTTCGGGGGGTACGTCCCCTTTGCGGTCGGCTGGCCGAACTTCTCCAGGAAGATGAGCCAGAACTTGATGTCGTTCCTCTTGAAGAACACCGGCCAGTAAAGCCAGTGCGCGAGCCCGAGGCCGTAGGGCTCGTCGTCGTGATCCGCCCCAGTCGCGAAATGCCAGAACTTGCGCTCGGGCAGAAGCTCGCCCGGCCGCATCTGCGCCATCGTCTGCAGCCTCAACTGCATCGCGCCGTCGTAGCCGAAGCGGCGGCGATCGCGGACCTTGATGTTCTCGATCGTGACGAAGCGCCCCTCGCGCCCCCACAGCATCTCGGCGACCGCGTAGCCGTAGAACGTCCCGTACAGCATGCCGGTCGTCACGTTGTCCCAGGTGATCGCCTGCAGCTGCTCCTTCAGGAAATCCGCCGCCGCCTTGTCCGCCGCGCTTTTGCCGCCGGCTTCCACCTCCCACGGCTTCGAGACGACGGCAAGCCGGCGCTGCCCGAAGGTCGCGGCGACCTGCCAGTCGCGCAACACCTCGCGGTAGATCTGGTAGTTGCCGGTGCCGCGCGCGCGCAGGATGTCGTCCTGGGGCGCGAGCAGCTCGAACGGCGAGACGAAGCCGCGCGTGATGTCGCGCCCGTCGAGCGTGGTGGCGACCTCGCGGAATTCGGGCTGCGCGAGTGCGGCCTCGGCAAAGCTCGCCGGCACGATCACCCCGCTCTCGTGTCTCACGTATTGGCTCATGTCCATCCCTGAAAGTCGTTCCCGCCCGCGACCGCGCCGAAGCCGACCTCTTCCAGCAGGCGGTGCGGGATCGCGCCCTCGTCGATCCCGATCCCCACGCGGCTCATCCCCAGCGCCTGGAACTCGATCGGCGAGCCCCCGCGCGTCATCGCCCGGTGCAGCATGAAGAGCGCGATCGCGGAATCCCCGTGGCGCGAGAGCTTCTCGCCGTCGGCCACCTGCGTCTTCGCTTTCGGCAGTTGCGCGATGCCGTGCACGACGCGCAGCGCCCGCAGGTCATCGCGCACCTGGCGGTCGCGCGGGATGTTGGTGAGCGTCCCGTCCTCCAGCGCCGCCTTGAAGCGCGGCATGTGCTCGAGGTAGATCTGGGGCGAGAGCTTCACCGCCTGGATGCGGCTCGCGCCGTAGCGGTCCTGCGCGTACTCCGCGAGCGCCGCGCCGTTGCCGGTCGCGTCCATGTCGCCGGCGCGAAAGCGCGGCAGCCGGTCCACGATGAAAAAGAGAATCTGCTCCTGCTGGCGGAACGGGCAATTCGAGAGCTCGACGTGGAGCCGCACGCGCTTCACCAGGTCGTCGCCTTCCTCAGCCACGTCGATCACCGTGAGATCGGACACGCGCCCGAAGTCCTCGCCGAAGTAGTGCGGCAGCCGTATGTCGAGCTCCTTCAGGTGCGGCGCGAGTTCCTCCTCGCACCACTGCGCGACCTCCGCGTAGCGCTCGTGCTCGGGCTTCAATCCGAACTCGGTCGTCCAGCGCACGCGCACGATCGGCGTTTCGGCGAACATGCGCGCTTCGATCAACGCGAGCGTCAAGAACGCGCCGCCGGATTGCGAGGGCACGACGTCCAACTCCTCCTCGGCGTCGTCGCCGTAGTAGGCGCGCACGTCGGCGACCCACTCCTTCTCGCCCTGGGCCGTCCACGTGAGGCCGCGCCGCAGGCACACGCGCTTGTAGAGTCCGGCCGCGACCGCCTTGTCGAACGTGATACGGTGGACGGTGCCCTTGCGTTTCCCCGCGCGCACTTCCTGGATCAGATCGTTGAAGGGGTTGTCCGCTCCGTTGTGGCTCGACAACACGCGTACGCGGTCGCCCCAGATGACCATCGCCATCGCGGCCTTCAGCAGTGCCTTCAGGTTCGCGTAGGCGGCCTCATCGATCACGATCACGCCCTGCTTGCCGCGCAGGTTGGTCGGGGGCGAGGAGAGCGCGACGATGCGCTTGCGCGAGCCGGGGAAGCGAATCGTGAACGACTGGATGTTTTTCGTGTTTCCCTGATCGTCGATGTCCTCGAAGATCCCGTCCTCGATCTCGGTCGCGGCGTGGTGGAAAACGCGCGCCCACATCGCGCACGCCTCGATGTACTCGATCGCCATGTCCTTCGTCGGCCCGATGTAGAACACGTTCGAGCCGTTCTCCGACGAGGCGATGAGCACGTCGTCGGAGGCTTCCGCCCAGGTGAGGCCGACGCGGCGTCCCTTTTCACCGAGCTTGAACGGCGACTCGTCTTTCACCCACGCCTGCTGATAGCTCATCAGCGCCGGCGGCGGCGCCGCGCGATCGGCCGCCCCCGTCTCCAGCCGCTGGAGCGGGTCGCCCGCCGCCAGCCGGGGGGTAGGGGGCGGCGCTTTCCGGGCTGGTCTGGGGCGGGGGGTCGCCATCGGGGCGGTTTAGGGCCTGCTAAAAGGGCCGTAGGGACGCCCTGGAACGCTCGGAGGGGCGAGGTGGCTACCCCCCCCTTGCCTCGGCATCCAGTACGTCAAAACCACGGGTTAAACCCCTGTTAAAAAATCAGCAAATCGATGTTTGGGGCCGTACCACCCGCCCATTCGGGGCTCTTTCGTGCCCAATCACCCCCTGCCAGGGGCGGACGGCATGAAGCGGGCAGCCGAAAATCCGGCAATCCCGCACCCGTTGCCGCGGCCCCGGATCGTCATTGCCGCCCACACAATCGAAGCAGGTCTCCCGGATGGTTCCGGCCACGCTCCGGTTGCGCGCCTCCCTGTATCGCCCTGCCGCGTCCGCCCGCAGCTCGGTAACTCCCGCTCCCGGGCATCCGGCGTTCTGCTCCACCCGGTTCATGTCGAGGTAGTACGCCTTGAGCGCGAGCGCCTTCGATTTCGGCTTGTCCCTCAGCCGCTCGAAAACCGTCTTCCGTGCCGCCGGCTTGATCCCTGCGGCGCGCAAAGCCTTCAGTTTGGCGTGCGCCTGCCTCAGTCCCTTTGTCATTGCGTTCATGCGACCTCCCGCTTCGGCCAATCCCACCAGCAGCTCCCGGCCGCGGCGACGCTCTTATGCGGCACCGACGTGCGCGATTGCGGTGGCGCGCAGTCAGGAAACACCGTCAGATTGAGCGCCGGAAATTCTCCGTCGCCCCAAACGTGATTGACGATCGCCGGGTGTTCGTGGCTGCCGTTGTGCAGCGCCTCGGCGTCCGGCTGACGGAAGATCACAATCCGTCCTTGACTCGGTTTCATGGTTTCCCTTTCCGTTCATCATTCATCATTCATCATTCATCATTGGCATCAGCTCGGGATGCCGAGTATCTCCCGCCGTATCTCCGCCACCGCGCCCTTCGAGAGCCCGCCCTTCTTCGCGATTTTCTCGATGTTGGCCGCCGCCGCCTTCGAGCGCTCGCGCACGTGCTCGCGGTATTTCCGGTGCGCCACGTTCGCGCGCGTGAACTCGGCG